CATTAAATAATTACGTTTGGATATGTATTTGTTAAAAAAACGTTCCATAATTAAAACTTATTTGGTGTTTTAGAACCGGATTGTTTGAACCACGCTTGGCGTATAGCGTCACGATTTTGTTTGTAAAAGTCCGGATCCGTTAAACCTCTCGATAATATATCCTTTTGGGTTTCCGTGTTATGGGATTGGATGGTTTTCGTGTTGGTTTTTGGGGCTTGTTTTGGTTGTGGTGTCTCTTTAATCGTTTCAACACTTTCAACCACGTTAGATTCCATTTTTGGCGCTTCATTGGATGGTGAAAAATGTGAACGTAGGAAACTCGGCGCGTTCTCTGGATTTTCTTTCAATCCCTTCATCCAATCACCAAATGATTCATCGGTGTTTGTGCGTTGATATTGCCATTCTAAGGCGTCACGAACATCGGGATCCTGTATCCCTAATTCAGCAATTGCGGAATGTCTATCATATTTCGTATTGGCGTTTGATAGTTCATCTTTTAAGGTGTATATCTGTTCAGTTAATTGATCAACGGTTTTCAGTTTTTCGCCGGCGTCAATCAATTGTTGGTTGATTTCCTCCACCTTGGATTCAGATTCACGCGCGCGTTTTGCGTATTTGGAAATCTTCTCTTGAATCAATCCATCTACATTTTCTTTTGCGATGTATTCCACACCATCAATTATTTTGGTTTCCATAGTTTCCTCCTTTGGAAATGGTTGTTTGTTAGATTAAAAATAAGGCTTTCTGTCTTTGTATTTCACGGATTTTTTCCGCCGCTTCATCTTCATTCAAATCCGGATATAATTCCATCATTGCGTCAATTGGTGCGATAAGATTGGACGCCAATTTTTCTTTGATATCGGCGCGTTGTTCTCTCTTTTCCTCCACTGATAAACCAATCCTAGCATAACGAATTTTATAGCCGTGTTCTGGTAGATTATAACCTAGAAAACGATTTGATATCATCGCCGCTAATGATAACGTCATTTGGTCCCCACGTTCCATTGATGGTTTATATCGTTGTTGTGCGTCTCTCATTGACTCTTTTGATATTGCGATGGCATAACCGGATCTTGGGTCACCGGATAAACGTTCTATGTCTCCGGGATTGATTCCGGCCATCTGCGCGACTTTTCTTTCATATTGAATTACCGCTTCCAATACTGTAGATGGATCTCCACCCGGTTGAAATTGTCCAATCATCGGTTGTCCAACATTATCCGGATCTTGTGTGAATACTAGGATGGACGCCGGGTCCGTTGATATAGCGGCTCGTTTTGCGGCGGTGTCCGTGTCTCTGATATTCAAACCGGCTAATTGCAAACCGGCAATGTACCGTTGAGGAAACCCCGTGTCTCGCGTCAAATGTAGCCAATATGTGTATAGGGCGGCGGCAGTTAATGAACCATATACAACTTCGGAATTTTCAAAAGAATTAAATAGTCTGCCAGTGATTTCAGCATGATAAATCGAATATGGAATTACCGGTTCACCATCGGAAAATCGGAACGGATAATTTTCACCATCCATTTCACCACCCAAATATTCTTTGGTGAAATCATTTCCAAATCCACCATCATTTTTCATTTCCACAATTCGCATTTTTGGGTTTGTCATATCACGAAGATCAAAAACATCAGCGGTCCAAATTGGGTCTTTTGATTCTGGGTGGTGTCTCAATCTCAGTTCATACAAAAAACGCAATCGGTTAGGGTCTCCACTCGCTGATTCACAATAAATTAAATCCGGTGTGATTGGTCGAAACAACAAACCATTGGAATCACTGACATCAACACGCATAAACATTTCACGACATCCAATTGTGAACATTTGAAATGATTGCATTATAGCCCAAAGGCCTGAATCATATATTAAACCATCATCACCCAAAAATCCTTGAACATCCTCACGTGGTGCGTCAATACCAATCATCGGCGGTTCATTGTACAATGCCGATAATGATTTGGATGTTGCTTTGAAAACATTGGATGACATATCGGAAACACCCCACGCCGCCCGGCGTTCTCTGGAAACGTGGCGTGCCAATTCTTCCTCGAGTAGGTCTTGCCATTGACCACGAAGCATTTTGACACGCATGGCGTTATGTTCCCAACGTTCATTTGTTTCCATTGATGGCGCGGGTGGTTTTGGTTGAAAATCTAACATCATAATATATTATCCTATTCTGAATGAACCGTGGACCGGTGTTTGATATTTTACATCGATAATTGGGACTACGCTATATCTTAACGCGTCGAGTGCATGTTTGTGTTCTGAACGTGCGTCCATACTACCACTTTTTTTCAGTGTCCACCGACGAAAAGAGCGTATCAACGTTTCACATCTTGGATTAACTGTAAACCGGTTTTTCATCATTCTATCATGCAATAACTGACATCCATAATAAACAGACCATCTCGGTTTGTGTGCGGTGTGAATCCTAAAAGGCATCGCGCCTTGTGGATATTCCAACACGTGTTCCAATGCAGAACGCAACATGGCGTTTGACATTCGCCCGCCGTGTCTACCTCCACGATGTGCAATATCACCGGTCCACCGTGTAATCATTTGTGGCGTCAATCCATTCCGTGATAACATTCTAAGAATAGCACGGGCATGAGTTTCAGCCATCGACCTTTCATTTTGATTCCCTCCACTGTAATATTCATCCAATACATATATATGTGGATTGTCTGATTCTGTCATATCAATAGCACAAAGAATTGCGGCTTGCGCACCGGGCATGGAACCGTGGTCAATACCAATCGAAAACCGATAATCACCATCTGGTGGACATGGCTTGTCGGATATCATTTCCTCACTAAAACATTCAAACACCAATCCATCCGGGCGTCCGGCTTCCCAACTACCTTCGAGGCGCGCTTGGCGGTCCAATGGTAAATAAGTATCGGCGATTCGGTCAATATCGGATTGTTGCAACAATGCACGACACCCTAATGGCGTAACGTTTTCCAAAGTAAGAGCGGCGGCGATATCTTCAATTTTTCCATCATCCACCATTTGTTTCAAATATCCACAATCTTGTCCAATCGGTGTCATTGTTAAAACCATTCGACCACGTTTCCGTAATAATCTAGCTGCTAATTCTCCAAAAATAGCCACGGGCGGCGGTTCATCTATCCAAACCATGTCAACCGTCCCAGATGCAACGCCCAATGTCCCTTGATTCGTTGTTTTAATTCGGACCAAAGAACCGTTTTTGAATTGTATGATTGGCGTTTTTCCTCTGAATCCTTTTCCCGGCAAATATTCACAACCATCAGCCAATTCACTAGGTGGTATCAAATCATAGATTTTTCCTTGAACGGTTTTTGATTGTTCCCAACTATGCACAATCACCCATATTTCCTTTGGTCCATCTGGTATTGTTTTATATGGATGTCTATTCAAAGCGTAATAAATCATTTCAGCGGCACCGGCGGCGGTCTTTCCTAGTTGATTGCCGGCTCGAAATAGGGTAATTGGGGCGGTCGATTGTAAGAATGTTAATTGTGGTTTGGTCGGTGTGAAGTATGCCAACGGATCAGCGGTTGTCGCTTGTCTCATTTTCAAAAGTGTTTTGGTAACATTGGCAATATTAAAATTCATTTGTTTTCAATTTTGGGTTGTAGTCTGATAACGTTTCCACTTTCATGGCCTTCAATAATTTCCAAAAGTTCATGTCGAATGATGGGGGGTAGGTTGACAAAAGCATCTACCAACAATCGTTTGTGTTCATCCATAGACATTTCACGCAATTCATCCCCAATTGCTTCAATGTATTCCAACATTTCATTGTGAACCTGTATGTGTAATTTATGAAATGCCGGCAAGGAATGCACAACACGTTCAACACGTGCGGTTTCAATATCGTTTGATATTTCCAAAATCTTCATTCTACGAAATAATATTGGATCGTCTGGAATGTTTGATGATGTGATTTGAACCGGATTGGAATTTTGAACGGTTGATTGTTTTTCCAGGTCTTTCTTTTTTCCACTTTTGATTGTTCGTGAAATTGTAGATTTGGAAACACCATATTTTTTTGATAGGGCGTCCATAGAAATATCATTATGTTGATACTCATGACCGATGGCGATTTTTTCCGCCGGCGTCAACTGACGTTTCATTTTTGACATGCAACACCTCAATGATTGTTCCATTTCATTATAACATATAAAGAGAAATTGTCGCGGTTAAGGATA